ATCCCCCTCTTTTGTAAAGAGGGGCTATGGGAGATTTAAAGGGCATTTAAATAAGTTTTATAAATTCTTAAACATCAAATATGCTAACCACGCATATAGTGCAAAAAGACAAATTACAACGATGCCAGACTCACTCATCTACGCCCCCGCTACATCTAACGCAATCGGCACATATTGATCGCTTTCGCCCACACGCTCATAAAGTCGCACATAAGCCTTACTACTCACCACTTGCACGCTTTCACTAATCGCCTGCATCGCGTTTTGCCAACGTGGATCTTGAATATCAACTCGACGCAATCCTAAAATGCGAGAAGTATTTAAATTACCTTCCTTGTCCACATTAAACGCACGTTCAATTAACGCTTTTAGTTCAGGGCGAGAGCCTTCGCTCCATTCATTCAAGCACTCATCAATCAACACTTTTGCCGCCTGAATACGTTCATCAAATTGCAAATGGTCATTAATCGCACGTTGGATTTTGTATTTGCCGTCGTAGCTATAAAGCGTGATATTGCCTTTACTACCGCCCACTTTTGCATTGTATTTTTCAGCCGAAAGTTCAATAAACGCCTGAATATCGCCGAAAATGCCATCTTTAAAATTGCGCATCTCCTTATTTAAGGACAGGCCTTTTTCCACCCATTCACGCACAAGCACATCACGTGCTTTGTCGATGTCTTTCACCAATTCAGCTGGCGTTAAATTCCCTCTTGCATCACGCCAGTATTCTTTCCCCTCAATCATCACCTTCATTTAGAGTTCCTCTTTATCTAACTTAATCACCACAAGTCGCTTACCTTTATCACGTTTACATCGGGCGACTGTTGCCGAGCTGTAAATCGTTTTTTCGCTCACATTGAGTTTCTTTGCTAATTCTTCCGCAGTCCCGTCACCCAAATTCTCTTCGCCACGATAGACTGCATAAATTTGCCGACGCGTTGCCATTCCTCCTCCTAGTTCAAATATTTCCGCCAAACCACACGGATACCTTCCACCGTAAATTGCGCTTCTTGGTATCGACCCACATCACGCCCCACGTGATACACATAAGCGCGTTGGTCTTTCTCTAGCTTTTCTGTTACTGCATTATTCATCACACGCACAGTCGGTCTTATCTTCTCAAAGTGCACATTAATCACCGTAAGCCCCATTTCATTTAAGCGTCTCACCGCTTTTTCCACTTGTTCTAAATAAGCCAACATCACGGCATTGTTTTTGTTTAATTGTTTGTTTTTTCTTGCTTGCAACATGGTTATCTCCTTAACTAATTAACATTTTGCTGTATTGTTCAATCATCTCTGCGCTAATTTCGGTCTCGTTAATCTCTGCCGAACGCACAACACCTCGCATTAACTTACTTAATCGGCGTGCGTTGCCTTTACAGGCCTTCAATAAAGGGGCGTTAAACTCACTTGTATTAAGTGCACTTTCCGCTAACATGGCTAAATCGTCATCAGGTAGGGCATTACCAAGGTCACAAGCAAATCCCACTCGACTATAAAGCTGTGCCAGTTCGTTATTTTTCCCTTTTAAATTCACCAACAAGCGAGGCATACCCGCTAAAATCACGCCACAATTTGTTAAATCATGAATGCGTCGGATAAATTCCAAAGAGCGGGTAGAAAGTAACTCGGCTTCATCAATCATTAACAAACGTTCCGCACCATTTACTTTTTCCACAATTCCTGAAAGTACATCGTTATTTACCCCTCGACTGGTTGAACCAACATTTTCTGCAATCTTGCGTAGTAACACTTTCGGTGTGCAACTTGGATCAACCTCAATCAAAATGGCTGAACTATGTTCTTTCGCATATTGTTTTAGCATTTGTGTTTTGCCTAAGCCTGCCGCACCGTAAATCACATTAATTTCGCCCTCAGCGTGGGCAAAGTGCATAATTTCCATACCGCGCTTTGCTGTTTGAGTGGGGACAAATGCATTGTTGTATTTCGCTTCAACCACTTTCGCTTTATGGCGTGCTAACAACTCATTCACTTTTTCATCGAGCCACTTGGTATCAGTCGGGTATTTACCGTTTAAATATTGGCTCACTGTTGTAATGGACACATCAAACAAGGTTGCCACTTGTTTTTGGCTCATCTTGTGTGCATCCATAAACGCTTTTAATTCTTGTGCTTTCATTGCTGCTCTCCTTACTCATTCACTAACTTTTTTCTTTGTTCCCACGCTTCTTTGTCCGCTTTGGTTAAGAAAATTGGGGTAGCTTCCTGTTTGGCTTTCGGTTTTGTGCGTAACAATTCAAAACCTTGCTGATGCTCAATCGTAATAATCGGGTTAAGTTCCGCATTAATCTCATCAAGCTGTTCTTGTTTCAATTTCGCGCGGCGTGCATGACGCTCTTGGCGTGTTTTCTCAACAAACGGCATTGGGAACGCATCACGTTTATTGCCATCTAGTTCGGCATAACACACAAAAGTGCCGTCTTGCTTTCTCACAATCACTTGGCTTGGATCGTGAATATCAAACATCACTTGCACCTTTTGCCCATCAACATCGAGCAATTTCGTGCTAAAGTAATAATTATTGAAAAGTTGTAACCAACCACGTTGTGCCACACGTAATGTACTTGGGCGGAATAAATCCCTTGCTTCCACTGGCGTAACAAAGACCAAATCATTAGGGTTCATTTTTTCCATCAACTGACGGCGTTTTTGTGCAGGTGTCATTCCCCCTAGTTCTCTGTGCTCGTGTTTATTGTTGTATTCATCAATGCCTTCTTGACAGGCTTGTAAAAACTGATTCCAGCTTGGCAATTTACCCACTGCCCATTGTTGTTTTGGCGTTAGCTGTGTCGCACCTTTACGTTTTGCTTTATCCAGTGAAATCACTGCTGTGCTCACTTGTCGCACCGTGTCTTTATCCGCCCCTGTGCCGTGGTAAGTCTCAAACTGGCGACCGATTTTGTATAAAATCGTTTGATGCACCCGCTCAATAATCCCACGCCCTTGTGGATTGCCCGGAATCCCTGTTTGGTGATTAATCCCCAAACGTGGCAACATCCCCGTAATATCCCCATCAAGCATCCAGTTTTTCTCACCCCCACCGTTATCGGAGTAATAAATTGCGGGTATGCCGTAGCGTTCCACGCCATAACGCAAGGCATCTGCCACAGCCAGAACGTTTTCCGCCAAACTAGCCGACCAACCCACAATAAAGCGGCAAGAGGTATCCATAATTAATGTCACCTCAGGAATAAAAGGGCGACCGTGTTCAGGATGGGCGACTTTCAATTTCATCGCATGGCCATCACCCACCCACACATCATTTACTTGCAACACGCTCCAATCGCGTTTCACATAAGTGTTAATGGCGCGGAGTTCAGAACCCGTCTTACGACCAATTTCCTTAATGTGTTTTGGCAATTTCGCTAATGCAGCGCGAACTTGGTCAATACTCGGTTTCATTTCTAAACGTAACGGCTCGTCTGCAAAACGTGCATCCCATTCAGCCGAAAAATAGTGATAGGCTTCTGCCACATTGATGCCATTGGTTTGGCGATATATCGCCAAAAAGTCAGGCAACCACACAATTTCTTCAGCCTTTTTCGCCACCCGTTGCATTGGTGCGAGGGCTTTTAATCGTTCTTCAGGGGTATCTGCCTTTTCATAATCCAACACCCATTGATTCAAAGTGCGGTCAGATAAAGTGCGATTTTTTCCTTTCTTGTTATTGGCGGTTTCAACCAATCTCATCAAATCAGAAGAAATGCCACCATGTTTGATTTGTTCACAAAAAAACTTAATCGCCTTGTAACGAGGTTGGGCTTGTTCAAGCTGTGCCACTTGGGCAACCAACGCCATTCTTGCCCCTGCTACTTCACGTTGTTTTTCCGTTAAAGTTTTTAATTCCACCTGACGGAGATCGGCGGGAAGAGATTTGGGTTTTGAAACAGAACATACAAATTTCTTTTGCAATTCCATTTGAACCAATTCAGGAAGTGATGAAAGTGCATATTCAACACCGCCTCCTTTCACTCCTTTTAATGGCTGAGATTGCCATTTTTCTTTTCTAGCCAATCTATTTACATTACTAGGGTGTTTTGATAGCCCTCCAATTCCAGCTAGTTCTTTTGCACTAAACCATAATTTCATGACTTTCATTCCTTATTCAGTCTAAGTATCTGCTAGGCCATATATCTTTAGGTTCCTTCCCTAGAGCGTCAGCAATAATTCGTTCTCCTTTTGGGTAGCGTTTATCAAAAGCATTTCTCAAGGTCGTTTTTGCCAATCCATGCTGAATCCCTAATTGAGCCAGTGAAATCCCTTTCTTAATCAATTCAGCTCTAATGTCAGCTCTATGCATATCATTAGATCTTCCCTTTTCTTTCATTTTGTGCGATCCTTAAAAGTTAGTTGTTTGACTACTTGATTAAGTACTTAATCACCTACGATTTGAAATATATACCAAATCATTTTCTTAATCAATAGGTGATTTAATAAAATTTTTAAAATCTTTTGAGGTTGATTTTAAATCATTGATTTTATTTAACTTAATCATTTGAATCTTTTTAAATTGTTTTGATTAAGAAAGGCGTTTTATGAAATCATCAGATAAGGTTTGGTTTAGTGCCAAAGAATTAGAAGGCTTGAACGGATTGCCAGCCCACGCAACCAACATTACAAGAAAGGCAAAAAATGAAAAGTGGATATCAAGAGAAGCCAAGGGGGTTAAAGGAGGTGGATTTGAATATCACATATCAAGCTTACCAAAGCCAACTCAATTATCTTTAGGGTTAAAAGACGGTATGCAAGCAATAAAAAGTCATTTCCGTAATGAGGCAGAGAAACATGCAATAAAAGAAAAAGGTTTTGCCGACTTTAATCAGGTTAATCCTGATTATTATGAACCGATTGACGACTTTAGAGGCGTTAGAGTTTCAGCTGGGTTAGGTTTAGAAAATGAAGAGCAATATGAATCAACATATGTTATGGTTGAAAGCTCTTGGTTTCAAAGAACCGGCAATAAATCTAAATATTGCGCGATGTTTACCGTAAAAGGTGAAAGCATGGAGCCAACACTAAAAGATGGCGAAGAAATCATTGTGGACCGCTCAAAACGTGAATTATTAGAAGGTAAAATATTTGTACTGAATCATTCAGGCTCAATGTTGGTGAAGAAAGTACAATTTACTTATAATGGCGTAGAGCTTATCAGTGATAATCCAGCATATCGCCCATTAAAACTAAACTTTGAAGAAGCCAACAACTTGATTGTGATAGGGCAAGTCGTGCGTGGCTATCGTGACTTCTAATATGTCGCCGACATCAATGTCGGTAACATCCAAAGAAACCGCATTACAAGCGCTTTCTTAATATTTTAAAGCACAAAGGCAAGGAAGCCTGTGTTCCTTTCAAATACCGCCAAATAATGGCGCATTTTCGCAAATTCTACCCGTAATCACACACAACAAACCGCTAGATTTCACCTAAACTCACCAAAATCGCCCCCAAAAACCAACAAAAAAGGCGATTTCTGCCACTGAAACCGCCTTTTCTATTTAGTGAGCTTCTAAGTTAGCTTCTAAGTTATCGTCTCTGGTTAGAAATTTAAGGTAAATTCTTAGTAGCAAAACTCAATGACCTATTCAGTTTAAAGCCGTTTTAAACTAACTTTAAAATGAACTTTAAAATTTTAAAAATGTTTAAAACCTAACAATTCACCGCCAACTTTTATGCAAAATAAAACCCAATTTTCGACCATTTTCCCCCAATCCCCACCATTTTCCATTTTTGCATAAACTTTCCCCTAAAAACGCCAAAGCCCCACAAACAGGGGCTCCAGCCAATTTTTTTCCACCAAATTTTTTCTTTTTCCTTATGCAAATATTGTCACTACCCCACATTTTACTTTTAACGCATCCACAATCAGCTTAAACACA